TGTGGTCCCTGTGGTCCTTGTGGGCCAGTTATACCTGTAGGGCCTTGTGGTCCCTGTGGTCCTGTGATACTGATATTAGTCCAGGTGCTGCCATTCCATCCTTGAAAATATTGTGTGCTTGTATTCCAGCGGAAACTATCTTCTATAGCAGTGCCCGTTATATAACCACTACCATTTGTGTTATCAACACGCCAGACAATGCCTAAAAATTGTTGTAGATAGGTTGAACTTGTAGGAGCAACATTAGTATATCCACCTGCGGGAGCCAAATAGACATTGTCTCCTGTTTGAAACGCACTGGTATCTACACCTTTTATCTCACCTAAAATTAAGGCTCTTCCTTCTGCCTCATCGGCAATAGTTTGATCTAATACTGCTATAGCAGGTGATTTTGTAAGATCATCAGCACGAGCAGCCGAGACGGTAGGAGTATTTCCTGATATACCTACTTGATAAACAGGTGTGCCTTTAGGTAAAGGTCCTCCACTGACATTCTTAACCGTTTCATATATTGTTTTAGCATTAACACGGTCAGTCCATACCGTATCATAATCTGTAGCAGAAGCCTTTTCTAAATATTCTCCGGTATTGCCACCTGCGGGTAGTCCGGCTCCTGATGGTCCCTGTGGTCCTGTAGGTCCTATATTACCACCAGGTCCTTGTGGGCCTTGAGGGCCAGTTGCTCCAGTAGGTCCCGATGGTCCTTGTGGGCCTTGCGGGCCTGTGCTACCTTGAGGTCCTTCTGGTCCTGATGGTCCTTGAGGTCCTGTGCTACCTTGAACACCTTGCGGTCCTTGAGGACCCGTTGCCCCAGTCGCTCCTTCTGGTCCTTGAGGGCCTTGAGGTCCTGCGACTCCTTGAGGTCCTTCTGGCCCCTGTGGTCCTTGAGGTCCTATGACACTGGCTCCGCTTGGTCCGCTTGGTCCTTGTGGGCCTGTGCTACCTTGAGGTCCTTGAGGTCCAGTTATAGAACTTCCACTGGGTCCGCTTGGTCCTTGTGGTCCTATACCGCCTTGTGGTCCTTGTGGGCCCGTAGCACCTGTTCCACTGGGTCCGCTTGGTCCTGTAGGGCCTGTTGCTCCATCTAAACCCGAAGTGCCCGAACTTCCACTGGGTCCAGTTGGTCCTTGTGGTCCCGCATCTCCTTGTGATCCCTGGGGACCTTGGGGGCCTTGCGGGCCTGCTGCTATGCTAACAATACCTGATGTGGCTATACTGACTTCAGTAGTAGTTGTAGCCACACTGACTTCAGTTTGTGTATTATTAACGGTAATAGGTGTGTCATCAACACTGACCGTGAATGATGCAGCAGGCACAATCGTAGCAGTGAAACCATAGACAACCTCGGTTATGGTGAATGTGATACTCATTTTAACTTATAGCAGTATAACCTGCGGCCTGTGTGGGATCGGTAGGTTGAACTCCGGGCTCATAGCACTGAATAAAAGCCCATCTATGCGTATTTGTTGCGGCGGGTGTGCCAGCATCAGTCCAACTAACACCTACTACGGTTATAGGCACATTTTTTCGTGCATCTGCGTAGATAGGTCCGCTATACATATTAGCGGGTACGGTTATATTAACTAAACCTGTGGCAGTATTAACAACAGATATATTCGTACTGGTAGTAATCACACTGGCAGTGAAAAATCCTATAACGGTGCTATTTGCGAAGTTAGGATCACCATCTCTTGTATAGGCAATCTCATCAACCACTAATGTTTGATAGTCTGCGTGAAAGACCCAACTTGCGATATTTTGACTGAAATTATATTGTAGAGTTCTTTGAGTAGAAGGGAATATTTCTTCTATGATGACCTGATCTGGTCCTCCTAAAAATTCACTCCATTTTAATACACCATTAGCCATATGATTCTCCAGATAAGTCGTAAAATCTCGACACTACGGTATCGAGAAGTTCTTAAGGGTATTTACTTATAGATTTGAATTTACTATACGAAACCCTTGTTTAATGATGCCAGATAATTTACTCCATCATATAATACTGCCACCACATCTGTTGATGCAGTAGTAGATGTCAATACTCGATTATTACCTGCGAACTTCATTGTAGATGACAGAGTTCTTGTTCCAGTAGTAGCGTCCTGTGTCATCACAATCAACATCTGACTACCTGTAGTAATATTTGTTATAGAGTTTATGGTAATATTACCTATAAGTGTCATACGATGTATGGTTCCGCTGTTTATGTCCGGAGTGATTGTGCCACTGACATTACCGTGATTATATACTGATGCTGCTCCACCTGAACCTGCGGGTCCGCTGGGGCCTTGAGGTCCTTCTGGCCCCGTTGCTCCTGTGACACTGACTCCACTTGGTCCTTGAGGTCCTTGTGGTCCGGTTGAACCTTGTGGTCCTTGAGGTCCTTGTGGGCCTTGAGGTCCCGTTGCTCCAGTGACACTGGCTCCGCTGGGGCCTTGAGGTCCTTGTGGTCCTTGGGGACCGGTAGCACCCTGTGGGCCCTGTGGTCCCTGTGGTCCCGTTGCTCCAGATACTAAACTACCAGTGCTTATTTCACCTGTGCCAGCATTGTAGTAAAGACTGGTTAATCCTGTGTCAGTTGTATGTGCCCTAATAGGACGAACATAGAAACTACTGGTTGTAGTTGAGGTTGTTCCTTGTTCTGTGGCATTTATTATTATAGAATTTGCGTGTTGAGTAAAATTATATCCTGAAATATTACCAGCACGAAATCCTAAAGCAACACTATATGGTTCCTGACTATAACCAGAACGGGCTCCTACAGCCACACTATAAGGTTGTTGATAAGTTCCCGCAAAATATCCTATAGCCGTTGTTTCTGTTGTTGAATATCCTCCGGCAGAGGCTCCTATTGCAGTAGCGTAAGTTCCTGTCATAAACTGGCCAGCACTGCTGCCTATTGCAACATTATATTCACCTGCTGATCCGCCTGCATTAGCGTAAGTATATGCTCCAGCATTTAATCCTATGAAAATAGAATTTTGATCTGTTGATTGTTGTCCAGCATAATATCCTATGAAAATACTACCGCCGCCGCCGCCCACTTGTCCTGCTAATGCTCCTATGGCAATCGAATTAGTTGCCTGATTGTATTGTCCTGCTCCATATCCTATAGCAATAGCATATTCACTTTGTGTATTTTCCGCAGCGAAAGGTCCTATAGCAATACAATCATTTGTGCCTTCCCTTCCTGCTCTATAACCTATAGCAATACTTCGAGAAGCATATACTGGTGATCCAACAGGATATCTTACCGTAGATAGTGCTCCTGCTTCATAACCTATGGCAATTTTATATTCTGACAAATATTGAGAATTGGTATTAGCATCACGACCTATACTAATTGATCCTTTACCTACTTCTACCGTTGGTGTGGTGCCTGCTGTAGAACCTGCTCTATATCCGATACTAACAGCATCTTCGTAAGCACTTGTCTGTCTTCCTATTGCCACAGAACGGGCACCGCTTCCTTGAGATAGATATCCAATATTAATTTTACTTTCTTGATCAGCAAGACTTCCGGTTATACCTACCGCTCTACCTGCTCTATATCCTATAGCAATACTACCTGTGGTATTATTACCATTAAAAAATACTTCTTCTCCTAAACCGATAACTCCTATAGATCCAGCAGTACTGGTTGTATGAGCATTTTTTCCTAAAAGAATAATGGTAGGTCCGCTTGCTCCTGTTTTTTGTAATACATTATCCCAGGTTGTGGTAGTTGAACTAACTCCTGTAGGTCCAGAAGGTCCTTGAGGTCCCGTTGCTCCTGTGACACTGGCTCCACTTGGTCCTTGTGGTCCGGTTGCTCCCTGTGGGCCTTGAGGTCCTTGAGGGCCAGTTGCTCCGGTACCTCCACCACCTCCACCTGGTGGAATACTCCAGGTTCCATCATTGCGTAAGAATGTGCTGGTAGATCCTGTAGGAGGCGGAATCACATAGGTATTCCAGGTTAGAGTATTATCAATATCCAGGTTAGGTGTGTAGAGATAATCTTCTGTTGAACTAATTAGACTGGTAATATATTTTAATTCAATTTTAGCATTTAAGGCTGTATAGGTGCCAATACTATCTGCCATTGTTAGATAATATTCTACACCATCGGTAGCCTGATTAACCATAACATTTTCAGCATAGGTAGTGGCACCACTTTGTAGATAACCGAAGGTATTGAATATACTGGTCGCAGTGCTGAACGGGCTTTGTAGATTAGGATAAAGAACAATACTGCGAGCCTTAAATGATAAGGTATCTTGTGGTAGAGCAGGAGCACTCCAATAGCCTATAACCACATCACCTTCTACGAAGTCTTGATCGCCACTGGGCCAGGCACGAGTCAGCCAATCATAAACGCCCGGATTGTCTAATAGTTCTATATACCAATCAACAGCACTTATAGGTGGGCTACCTGCGGGAATTGTGACGCCCAGTTCTATATCTAATGTGGTTAGATTAATAGTTGAACTGGTATGAATAGGAGCAGGTATAAGATTAGCGGGAGGAATATTTGTATTAGGTTTATCTTCACCATCAGTCTGTGTTTCATCACTATAAACTGCGTCGTTATATTCTAAAGCAGTTATTTCCACTGCTAATCCGCCATCCTCACCTTCTGTTTCTCTAACACGAGTAATTCTAAATAACTTCTCATTGAAATCATATATGGGATTACTGACCTTGACAACATCACCTACTTCGCAGACTAAAGCGGAATAATCTGCTGTGAATTGTATTACTAAATCATAACGGCTTTGATTTAATTCGATAAGTCCTATGCGACCTGCTTGAATACCGTTATTCACAAGGTCCAGACGCATACGCATAGTATTATCTGGTTCTAAATTATTTCTATCTGCTTGAGGTATCGCTGCCTTGTAGTAATCGCTTTGATCACGAGCATTACGATTAGCATAACTGACTTCTACAGCGTTATATAAATCTTCTAAATTAGTTGATGTAAGACTGATATCACTAATAATGTTGTCATCATCAAATACGAAGGCATTGGTCAGTTCGCCTGCTGTGGCAGTGCGATTTATGATTACGCCCCACTTACCTGTCTTATGATCATAACTGGTCCAGGAACTTGACGCAAGATTAATACGATCTATATTATTTTTAACGGTATCACCTGTGTTTAATACACCATTGATTGTGTATCTGACCTGTGAGGATGTGGTTCCATTATTGTTAAACTGATTATCTGGAATCTGATTAGACCAACTACGCAGACTGGTTGAGGTTGTGCCTGTGACGCTGTCTAAATCAAGATTACTTGTGTTTAATCCCGCACCATAACGACTATTTGTCATATAATCAACCCAGACATCACCAGGATTGCTTATACTATTAGTAATGTCGAAGGTCATTGTAGGTAAGGCTGTAGTTCCTTTAGTGCTATCGTAGGTTAGTTCGACTACAGCAAATACTAAATCTGACATTGCGTAGGTTGTGCTGGTTGATAATAAATCATAGGCATTAACCGAAGGCACAGCACCTCCACCTATGCCCACATTGTAAGAACTATCACTACCACCATTAAAGGCATAGACCTTAACTAAATTAGCCAGAGTAGTTGCGGTAGTAGGACCATTTGTATCCTGAACATCTGCTGATTCTACGGTAAATCCATCTACAGCGAAGTTTAGTTTTTGATCATTCCAATATACCGCATTAAAAGTAAAGGTTGAGGTTGAAGTTCTTTCACTTAATACTAAAGTATAGACCATCTTCTGACGATCATCACTTAACTTGGCATCTGTTATGATTGGTTGTTGAAAGGCACGACCATAGACAACGGGTATTTTGTTTTCTGTTGCGGGAGGAAGTTGAACACGAACGCCTTGATCCTGAATACCGGCACCACCTCTTGAGCCCGGACCATTAATTAATCTTGAGGTAGCATAGGCTAACCCTACACTAACAACGGTGGCAATAGCAGCATAAGCAAAGGCTCCTGCGGCTATAGCGGCTCCTACCGTGGCAAATGTAGCACCTGTGACTGCTGCCGCTACATAAGCCCCTATTGCGGTAAAAATAGGCATCTTTAATCTCCAATCATATATGTAGATTCAATAAACTTAAACCCACGCTTTTCATAGTCGAAATCAGGTGAATTTGCCATTTTACTCACGGTAAATCCTGCGATTTCGCCCTGATTCTTTATGATTTCTGCTGATTTTTTATACTGATGAAATAACCGTGCTCCTATACTTGTTCCACGATATTCTTCATTAACAAACCAGGCTAATTCACGCAGATAGATAGTGCGTGGTGTCCATATATCCGGCACACGAATACTCATAATAAATCCCACTATTTTATCAGAATCTACAGCAACATAGTTTATACCACCAGATAAACAACGCAGTAGAATACGCTGTATATGATCATAATCATAGTTTTCTTCCTGACTTAAATTAGTCAAGCCTGTTTCGCCAGCGAATTCTGTCAGTAATTCGAATACCTGTCTAAAATCACTGCGTTCGAGATTTCTAATCATTAACCCGCGTCCCTAATATCATTATAGTCTTGAGGTGGAGGACCACTACCTTGTCCGCCTCCGGTGCCGCCTGCACTACTCACAGGTTTGCCGAAGTCGAATTGTGTATTGACTAATCCTGGAACACGATCGAAAGAAGTATCACCTGCGTATAAGGCCTTTTGATCTGTGGGATTAGTTCTGCGTCCTGCGATCTGTCTTTCTAAAATAGCGTGTATAGAACTTAAGGTTAGGAGACAGGTATAAGATTCTGTTCTACTCTGTAGATCTTGATTATCACTGATAGTGAAATTGCTCACATAACCGTCATATCTTAAACTGACATTGTCTGGATTGATAGTAAAATCTGGATCTATAAATGCTCTGTAGATTTCTACACGACTACCTTTAAGCGGAGTATTTAGAATAAGGCTAACATAACTGCTATAGGTTCCTAATCCTGCTTCACCAGGATCTTTAGGTATGCCACTGACACTCATCTGTAGTGAGTTATTTGTGGCCTGTAGGTCATCCTGTATTTCTGCGAATCCTAAAAAATGTCCTAAACCTAAATAGGTAGTTCCGCCTACCGTTATAGGACCATAGGTATTAGCAATAGTATAAGTGCCGGTATTCACCGTCATCTTGATTAGAACGCAGTGTTTGACACTGGTCTCTGTGGTTGCCGGTAAGGTTATCATATTACTTTCTCAATCAATACGAAATCATCTGTGAATTCTGCCCAGTCTTTTTGTCGCAGTCTATATGTGGGTATTTGACTGACTAACACACGCATAGTTGTTTGAGTACCATATAATAAGGTTTGCCCATTTACTGCGATACCTTCGCTGGTAATTAAGGGTCTATGAACCGTGGCAGTAAAGGTAGAAGTATTGTAAGGTGTGCCTGTTTCAGTGGCAGCAGTGGTGACATCCGCAGTGACTATATAGGGATAACGACTATTTGTGGGCTGTATCCAATCACCGGCTTTAAGGTATTCTGCGGTTCCCGGAAATATACAACCGAAACTTATACCATCCCATTCTATGCTCATTGTGACCGTGGTGCCTGTGAAATTAACAATTTTAGGTGCATTTGGCACACAGCCTCCACCTATGGTAAAATAATTTCCTCTATATTCATTTATATAACTTAAATTGCCCGAACCTATATAGACCTGTGTTTCAGTATTACGATCCGCAGCCACTATAGTTTCTAATATACCTCTATTTTCACTAAATCTAAATCTTGCTGTAGGAGTAATAGTAATTACGAAAGGTTGTGCTGTGGCTCTTTCAGCAGTTTTAATACGCTGACTACGGCTAATACTTTGACCTATGGTCTTGCGGAGATCGAACTCCATTGTTTGAGCAGAGTTAATAATTGCCTGAATACTCATTATGCTAATCTCCTTGTAGGCTGACTACGACGACCTGTTTCTGTGACCTGATAGATAAACTGCGGATCACGAGCCACTAATGCTCTGAAACTGGCAGCATCTACAGCCTGAATATTGTAGGTTATATTAGTGCCTGCACCGCCTAAATTCATTGTGTCAGCATTGTTCATAATACTGCCAGTGCTGGCAGGTATGAATAGTTCGGGACCGTTTTCACCTACCATATAACCTCGACCTCTACTCACAGGACCACCACCTGCTCTGCGTCCGAATATGTCTGCTGCTGTGGCACTGAAAGGACTATCACCTGCGGTAATACCTATACCACTGGGGTCAATAGTCATACCACCTGTGATAATTCTAAACACACTGCCTAATATACTGCGGGCTTGAGCACGAGCGAATTCAGCGATTAGACTATTGGCTAATTCTTTGAAACTGAATTTGCCCGTTTGAACTAATCTTACGAAACTATCTTCGAATCCTCTTGTGAATATATCCACATAACTGCGTGCTTGATCATTGGCCTTGCGAGCATTTTCAGCATAGACATTCCAGGCTCGTTCCCATCCTGCTGCGAAATCTTCTTGTTCTGCTATGGTTCTGTCTCGTCTTTCTTCCGCAGCAGCCTTTTCTATTTCGGCTGTGGAATTTATAGAATCTATAGCACGCTGTCTATCGGCAGGATCCATCATTAGAGCATTAATTTGTCTTAATTTTTGTATGCGACTGGTTTCTATCTGATTTATTTCTAATGCTAATTTGCGATCTTCTTCTCTATTATTACGCATAAAATATTCTATGTCAGATCTTTCTCGAGCAATCTGAACAGATTCAGCATAACTGCGTGCTAATTCATAGGCTTGACTGGTTTGTCTTTGTAGTTCATCTGTGCCTCGAGCAATTTCATCAGCATATTGTTGTGCTAATTCTTGTTGATCCTTGACCTGTCGAACTAAAAGGTCTGTGTTTATCTTCTTAATCTGTTCAGCAGCCGAAGCATTTATTTTAACTCTTTCTAATGCAGCCTTACCTTCTATTTCCTTTGTTCTTTCTGCTATTTCAGTAGCAATTTGAGCAGCACTTAATTTGTCATTGCTACGAATCTCTGCTGACATTTTAGCAATTTCAGCCTGTGTATCGCTATTAATTTTAGCAAGATCACGAGCCTTTGTGGCTTCAACCTTTTGTATAGCATCAGCACTCTGTAGAGCAAGATTAAGAGTATTTTCAGCAGCAGTCTGACTGGCTATCTTTTCTGCTTCTATTCTACTGGCAGCAATTCTTTTAACACTTTCTCTGCGTGCCTTTTCTTCTTCACTTATGGCTTCTATAACGGTTCGACCCGCTGGACCCGTAGGTTGAGCAGGAGTAGGGAAATCTAAAGCAGCAGCAGCCTGTTCAGCACTACGGGCTAATTCATCATTACGCTTGCTTAATTCTTCTATAGCAATACCAGTTGCCGCTGCTGCTCCTCCTGCTGCGGCTAATTTTGCTATCATACCTAAAGGCCCTTTGCCTATTAGATTACTCAATCCTGCTGTTATACCTAAAAGACCATTGATGGTATAAATGCTTTTTGCTATACTGGCCCCGAAG